CTTATGGATTCTTTAATAATGATGATTATAAAAAAATCTAGCCAAAAGACGCACCACAAATTTTATATTCTCTAAAGGCTAATGGGCCCTTAAATTCAAAAATTCATAGTAATGCCTATTCTCGTATCAATGGTGGTATGGTTCGTTTTCTTATAAGTGAGCAAGAAGCGCGCACAAGTCTTCTGGCTACGAAAGTAGGACAGAAAATGTCTACAGAAGACCGCATTAAACGCTTAATGCCCCACGAACTAACCACAAAACTATTTGAAGAAATGTCTAACTTGCGACTTCGCAAGAATGGATTAGATATAGTTCTTGAACAAATTAATCCACGGTTCCCCAAGGATAAATATTCTGCTTTTGCCTACGGTTTGTGGCGAATAAAGGAACTCGAAGAGGAAAACTATAAAAGAGTTTCTCGTCGTGGGAATGGGTAGCCGCGCAAGTTGGTGTTCTTTACTGGAGGACAAAACTAATGGGAGAAACAAACAACACAATTGATATTACTACTTTTAAAAGAGCATTCAATGAAATGGTAATAAAGAGTGATAAGTCTTGGAATGAATCTCTTGGCTATCAACTTTATGGCCGTAAAATAAGAGAATACTCAAGAGAAGAAGTAGTTCAAATCATCAATAGTGGCTCGTTATAGGCGTAGCAATAGGTTTCTCGTAACTTTTTTTATAAGGATAGTTTTTATAAGCGCATAATTATTTATTATGCTACTCTTTTGAAATATGTAGGTATATTGATCCCTAATCCAAGTGCGGGCAATGAACTCTCCACCCCCTATGTACAAAAAAGATATAATAACGCGCTTGACTATTTAGATAAAATTGGTTTACCAGAATTGTTGACACGTATTTCTATGCGCGCCCTTATAGATGGTTGTTATTATGGTGTACTCCAGAATGTAAGCAAGAATGATTTTGTTATTTTAGATTTACCCGCTGAATACTGTCGTTCTAATTTCCGTGATTTTCATGGCAATGATGTTATCGAATTTAACGTAACATATTTTAATACTATTGTAGATGAAGATGTAAGAAAACAAGCTTTAAAGGTGTATCCAAAAGTTATAGCAGACCATTATAGGAGATGGGTCAAGGGGCAAGTAAAAACTCCTTGGGTAAAAGTCCCAACTGATATAGGCTTTTGCTTCCCTTTCACTGAAGATGGCCGCCCGCTATTTTTGGATTTAATTACAGCTACATTAGATTATGATGTGGCCGTTGATGTAAATAAAGAACGCGATTTAGAAGAAATTCGTAAGATTATCGTTCAAAAGATTCCTCATATGCAAGATGGCGCACTTCTGTTTGAACCAGATGAAGCTGTATCAATGCACGAAGGTGCGGTTGGTATGATGGCCGGCAACAAAAACGTTAGCGTATTAACAACTTATGCAGATGTAGATGCAATAGTGTCTAATACCTCTTCTGAAGCATCCACAAATGCGCTAGAGAAGAGCCTGCAAAATATTTACTCTAAAGCTGGAGTAAGTAGTTAGTTATTCGCGCCGACTGGAAGCCAAGCATTAATGACTTCAATTCGGAATGATATTGCTATGATGATGATTCTTGGTAATAAATATTCCCGTTTCTTTACTTTTATTATTAATTCACTTTATGCAAATTCAAACATAAACTTTAAGTATATGATATTACCAATTTCTTATTATGATACTAGTGATTATATTAAGGATACATTTAAACTGGCGCAAAGTGGATATAGTTATTTAATTCCTTCTTTAGCGATTGGTATTACTCAAAAAGACTTAGTGAATTTAAAAGATTTAGAAAATAAGTCATTAAAAATGATGGAGAAATTAATTCCATTGTCTTCTGCATATACATAGGGTGCTGGTGAAGTGGGCCGCCCAGCCTTAGCAAATGAGGAGAAGTCTGATAAGACCATTTAGAATGAACAGTCTTTGGATAATGGAGGCTCAAATGAATAAAACTTTATATGAGTTCGATGTATCTATATACGGAGGACTAGAAAAGTATAATGAAGTTTTGAGCAAGGCTAGATGTAGAATCTTTTATAAATATGAAAATCGCAATGGTACTTATATTACTGATGAGTTTGCAGAAAAGCTTTTAAGCTCTATCTCATATGCTCCAGTAAAAGGAATTTATAGTGAAGAAGATTTCACTGACCATGGTAGCGCACGAGACCAAGGTCGCATCTATGGTATAGTGCCTGAGAATCCATCTATTGCATGGGAAGATTTTGTTGATGAAGACGGGGTCACCCGCACCTATGCATGCGCTGATGTGTTGATTTTTACTGCACTATATGAAGAAGCGAAGGATATAGTAGGGAAGAGCCAATCTATGGAATTATATGCTCCTTCTCTTAAGTACCATGAAGCGATTGTTCATAATAAGCGCTATATAGTGTTTGACGAAGGCTGCTTCCTAGGATTATAGGTCTTAGGCGATAAGGTTGAGCCTTGTTTTGAAGGGGCTTCATTCTATACGTTATAGAGTACAATTGAATATGCAATTGATTAGATAAAAAAATACGGAGGTACTAAAATGCCTAAACTAAATTTCAAACTTTCTGATGACCAGAAATTCCAAGCTATTTGGAGTTTACTGAACACAGAATATAATGAAGAGGGCAATTGGACCGTTACTTATGGTATTTCCGCCGTTTATGATGATTACGCACTTGTCGTTAATTATGAAGCTGGAGAGTATTATCGGGCTTATTATAGTAAAAACGATGAGAATGATATGGTAGAACTTGGTGATATGGTTAAATGCTATATTGTTGATGTGACCGAGAGTGAGAAGAATACTCTTGATACCTTACGCGTACTCAACGGTAATACATATGAGTTAGTTAGCGACGTGCTGACTAATGCCCAAGATAATTCAGAAAAAGTTTCTGATTTTTCATCCAAAATTGAAGAGTTGAATAATTCTATCTCTACTTTAGAAACAGAGAGAGATAATGCTAATAATCAGGTTAGTGAGTATACAAATCAACTCGAAACCGCGAATAGCACGATTGAATCTTTAAATGAAGAATTAAATACTCTTAAAGAGTATAAGCTTAATATTGAAACTCAACAGAAATAGGCTGTTATTAATGAGTATTCTGAGCATCTGTCGGAAGAGATTTTAGATAGTTATAAAGCTAAGATTTCTGATTACACGGTGGAGGAGCTTGATATGCGGCTGGCTTATGAGTTAAAGAAGAGCAATTCTTCTGTTTTCACTAAGAGTAGTGAAGAGGGGTTTGTCCCCAAAGATACTCCCGCTGATGGGTTAACTGCTATTTTATCAAAATACAAAAAGTAATTAGGAGGCTATTTAAATGGCTAGAATGGTTATTGATGGTTTCGGCCAGGTCGAGTTAAATAACGTAGCATTCCGTCGCGATGGCCGCATTGAGGCCCAGTGCGCTCTTGATACTGCTGCTTTTACTTCCCAAGTGCCTTGTGAGAATGGTATGATTCTCCGCGTTAAGAAAGCAGAGCACAAGATCACTTTCGCTGATGCTTCTGCCGAAAACCAACTTTATGCTTTAAACTATACATCTGAGCATATGTATGACGAGCGTAAGCCCGGTTTAAAGAATTTCTATTTAGATGCTCAAAAGGGTGCTGCCCGCCAAGACTTCTTCCCACGCGTGGGTTATCTTGCCGCTGGCGACCTGTGGACCACTAACTGCGTTGACCTTGGCAGTTATGCTGACGTTGACGCTGTTGCTTCCGCTCTTGAATCTGGCGAAGTGTTCGCTGCTGTTGGCACTCAGGGTGCTGTAGTGCTCAACTCTGCTGCTCCTTCTGTTGGTCCTGTAATTCAAGTAATCAAAAAGACAACTATGCCTGATGGACAAGATGCTTTCCAACTTCAGGTTCTGGCTGTGTAATTAGGAGGGTAAAGAATTATGACTATTAATGAATTAAGACAACTTGCCCTTCATGCCGTTAAGGGTACTGCTCCTGCTGAGTTCACTGTCGAGAATGTAAACGACGCTTTTGTGGACGGTTTAAAGGAGTTCGCTGGTTCTTACAACCAGTTTATGAAGAATCGTTATGACCTCTATGATATTATTATTGAGTCTATCGACGAGATTCTTCCTCGTGATGTTATGGCTTCCATCGGTGCCTTTGCTGAGGTTCAAACCGTTGCTCAAGGCCAGAAAGCCATGTTCAAGAAAAAGCTCGGCCGTGCTCGTGCTAAGAAGTTCCTTACTCAAGTTGGTCTGAGCGGTGTGTATGAGACCTTCCGTCTTGACAGTGATACCTTTGAGCTGGGTGCTCACGCTGTTGGCGGCGGTGCTACCATCGACTTTGAGCGTATGCTTGATGGTGCAGAGTCTCTTGCAGAAGTAGTTGGTATCGTAACTGAAGGCTTGACCAACGCTGTGTTTGTTGAAGTTGAGCGTGCTCTTATTGCTGCTTATGACAATATGCCCGCTACCAACAAGTATAAAGGCGCTTGGAGTGCTGACGAAATGGTTAAGCTGATGACTATCGTGCGTGCTTACGGCAGTCCTGTGATTTTTGCCTGCCCAGAGTTCATCGCAAAGATGGGTGCTGACGCCATCGTTCCTGTTTCTACCGGTACTGGCCAAGGCGTGTATAGTCCTAAGGACATCGAAGCCATCCATGATACTGGCTTCATCAAGGTCTTCCGTGGTGCTACCGTTGTTGAGATTCCTCAATCTTTCGTTGATGAAACCAACACCGAGACCTATGTTGACCCAAGTCGTGCTTACGTGTTCCCTGCTGGCGCAGAGAAGGTTGTAAAGGTTGTGCTTGAGGGCGCTACCCAAATTCGTGACCACGAAAATAAAGATAATTCTATGGAAGTTTATGCATGGAAAAAGATGGGTTGCGCAATTCTGCATCACAACAATTGGTGCATTTATTGGAACTCTTCTATCGCAGACACTTCCGCAAAGGATATCTACGGTTTTTAATTAAACCCGTTTAAAGGGAAGGGATAATTCCCTTCCCTATTTTTAAAATCGCGCAAAGCGCAGGAGTAAAAGGAGAAATATTATGTCAGATAAAGTTAAAGTTATTAGTTCTTTTGATGGCCGTTGCGGCATTGATAATAGTGATTTACACATCTCTCGTAGATGGCCAGCTCGTGGCGCTTCAGTAATGCTTGATAAAGAGATTGTTGAAGAGCTTATGTATGATGATGCCTTTAAAAATATGATTGAGGATGGAACTCTTTTCATTGATGATATGGAGTTTAAAAAAGAGCTTGGTATTGAACCAGAAGATGCTGAGACACCAACTATTATTTATCTTAGTGATAAAGAGCTCGAGCGGTTTTGGAAAAATATGCCACTCGCGCAATTTAAAGTTGAAGTAAAAAAATTAAGAAAGGCTCAAATAGATTCGCTTGTAGACTATGCAGTCGCGCATGGCGATGATGGTAGTATCCTTAAAGCGAATTTTTTAACCGAAATTAGTGGAAGAAATGTTTTAAAGGGGATTGAATTGAGAAAAAGCATCTAGGAGGGTTGATAAATGACAAACTTCCAAGTTGTATATGACGCCTTTTTAGGTAAGCTTTTAGAAGATGAATGGGCTCTTTGGGATGAAGAGGACATGAAAGAAGACTGGAAAAACATCCTAAAAGGAGCTATACCACAATTTAAGTTTCCTCGCGTATCTCTTGATATAGAAATAGACCCAGAGTCAGAAGAAGAAGTTTTTTCTGGCGACTTAGATAACGAAGAAGTCCAAATTTTAGCCACCTATATGAAATGCGAATGGCTTAACCGCACTATTCTTACATGGGAGAATGTGAAACCTCTTTATGAAGAAAGAGACTTTTCACAAGCAAATTTAATTGATAAATTTAGGTCCATGTTAGAAGCAGAGAAGAAAAACGCTGAAAAATTGGAAGCAAAATATTATCGTTCCATTAAACGGCGCCCATTCGATTATACAAAGTTGGCTACATAGGTAAAAAATGTCTGAATTAGAAGGATATAATAATAATTTAAAGAATCGTTTATTTGGATTGTTATGTGAGTATGAGAAGAATAGAGAATGGGAAACTTTTCTTGATTCTATTCTTATTGAGTTGATGTCATATCCAGATGAACAGAAAACAATAAATTATTATCGTTTATTTACAAAAGTCTCTTCACTTCGTTATTTAAGTTATAAATATTTTAGAAGCACAGTTTTTGACTGTATGAGCTTATTATCAAAATTATGAGTTATTTTGATATTTATTTGTAGAGATTAAATCGTTTCGGTAATGATTATTAGTCTCGTATTCAAGGAGAGCGCGAAAAACTTTTTGATTTATATTTATTAAAGTCTGTATATCGTGTAGACTTTATTTATGATGATTAGCATTGGGCTGGTAGTTTAGAAAAGAATAAACAAGATAATAGTGAAACTAGACAATATTTGCTCACAAATATTAATTTAAATATTCCAAGTGGGACGATTTTAATGCTTTCTGATAAAGATGGTATTGAATAGCCCTGGATGATTTATTATCTTGAAAATATAAAAGCAAGCGGATATAATAGATACATTGTTTTAAAAATGACGCATTTCCTTACATGGACTGCGCGCGATGGAAGTACATAGTCAACTTGGGCGTATATGTATGGTCAAGAAGACAATATGCTTAAAAATGAAATTCGTTCACGTTCACGTATGGATACAATATATGAAGAGAATTTAAAACTAAGTTTCTTCGTTTGCCCTGTTAATCCATATATAAAAATTGATGATTATTTTATAGTTGGTGAAAAGCCACTTGAAGAACATTACAGAGTGACTGGTTTTGATACATAGTCTACTCCAGGTGTTGAATTTGTAAGTGTTGACCCAGTTTATGAATTTGATTTGACGCCACCACCTACATAGCCAAGTGATGCAGATGAAACAGAGTATTTCTGGTTTAATGGAGGTGTAGCACCAAGTGGCAACCCGTAATTTAGAGGACTTAGGTCCTAACCTTCAAAAGGTCGTAAGTAGATTACAAAGTAATCAAAGATTATTAAAATTATTATATTATACTGGAAAAGACCCCTATTCTGAGGCTGATTTAACCCAAGAGCAAATTAAAAATGAGATTTATGAAAAATTAATAAAAGTAGTGCCTCGCGTTGGTTCAAAAGAACTCGCCACAAGTATTGTTACGATGCGTGTCGTGCGCGGGCTCTCTAACCCAGGCAATAATGAATTTCGTGATTTTGAATTAGATTTAGAAGTATTTGTTCCTTTAACTCAATGGTTTATTAAAGATTCTAATTTGCGTCCGTTTGCAATAATGGGAGAGATTCATAAATCTTTAAATAATAAAACTATTGATGGATTGGGTAAAATGGTAGGCGGCGACTTTCAAATAAACTTTTTAACTGATGAAATAAGCTGTTACGAAATGGTTTATAGATTTACTAGTTATGATTGATCCACATGCTTTTCTTGGAAGGCCGATTCCATTTAAAGATATTTGTAAAGTTTACCCGCCAAAAATATAGGAAGTTTTAGATGAATAGAACTATCCAGTGTATAAAAAATTATTTATGAGTACTCAAGAAGATATAGAAGATGAGTATGTAGAACAAAAATTACCAATGGATGAATTGCCAACGCCATTAGAATATTTATTTAAACTTATTTCTATGGATGAACGAATTAAGAAAATTGCGACTGATGGTTTATAGTTTTTTATTAAAGAACCAGCAACTTTATTAATTGATTAGCATATGATTGTGATTGGTAATTTAGAAGAGATTTTACCGAAGGTAAAATCTGTAGAAGATTTAAAAATAATTAAAGAAGATAATTATTTTGAATTTCAAAACATATTGCGGCGAGCCTGCGGTGAAAAAGAAGCTGAACCATATAACCCGGATGAAAATCCAAAAGTTAAATATTTTAAAGCAAAAGCAAGATTACGCGATCGTGTAAAAGCTGTAAATTCAAAAAATGGTTTAACTTTGGGTACAACTTTGGCTTCAATTTGCTGTATGGGCTTAGGAATTACTCCACTTAATATCGGAGAGTTAAGTTAGTCCGCGGTTACAGTTCTTATGAGGACATATCAAGAAAAACATAAATATGAAGTTGATATTGAATCCTTAATGAATGGCGCGGATAAGAAAAAAGTTAAACCGCAATTTTGGATTAGAAATATAGAAGATTTATAAAATATAGGAGGTCATTTTTAATGGCTAGTATTTTAGACCGTTATGGTATTAAAGAGGTCGCTGACGTAACCTTCTACAAAATTAATGACGACGGCACTCCTGGCGCTCCTGTGCTGTTTCTGGATACTTTAAAGGTGTCTACAATTGAGCAGACTGCTGAGCAGGCTGACGCGCGTGGCGGCAAGGGCAATCCTAAGCTCATTACTTGGGACTATGGTAAGGAGATTACTGTTACTATTGAAGACGCTTTGTTTAGTCCAAAGTCTATGTCTATCATGCTTGGTGATGGCACTGTAAGTCAAGCCGCTAGTTAGATGATTCGTAAAACCTCCGTTATTCGTTTAGGCGATGTAAACGACAACAAGGTTAAACCTATAAATGATTACATTGTTGCGGACATTTATGATTCAACCGAAGGTAGTAAACGTGTAAAACTGTATATGGGTACTGGTGATGCGCCAGCTGGTGAAGTAAAATTTACAAATCAAATTGCATTATCTGATGGTAATGGTCATACAGCTACATTAGTTGATGAAGATGGTACTGAAATTGACCCTGCAGTTACTTCTACTGATTTAGGTAACTGGTTTGGAGATTCTGGCTTAGGTAGCGCTTACGCAGGCCATAAAGTAATGTTTACTTATTGGGTAAAGGCTACTACTAAGAAAATTATTGTTTCGGGTGATAGTTTCCCTGGTACCTATTACATTCAAGGCGATACTTATTGCCGTTCAGATGTTACTGGTAAAGACCAGTTCTTCCAGTTCATTATTCCTAAGGCAAAGATGAGCTCTGAAGAGACCATTACTCTTGAGGCTGAGGGCGATCCTGCAACATTCAATATGAACCTCACTGTTCTCCGTCCAGAAGACGGTGAAATGATGAAGCTTGTGCAATACGACTTAGAGGCTCCTGGTGCTTAATTGAATAAGTTGTAAATGGCGGAGGAAGGCAACTTCCTTCGTCATTTTTTTATTGGAGGTATAGAAAAATGGAAGTTGGTTCCTTTAAAGTTTTAGAGAATGTACATTTAAAGGCTACTTAGAATATAGAAGTAAATGGTGTGGGATTTAGAGCTGGAGAAACTATTGCGGTTTTTGATAAGATTCAAATAAGTAATTTTAATGAGATTAAAGAACGAGTGGCTGCGCGCGGTGGTTATGGGAATGTAGGCCGTGTGTTTTGGGAAACTACAAAAGCTATACAGTTTAGTTTCTCTCAAGGCGTATTTTCAAAAGAACAATTTGGACTTTTGAATAATGCAAAAATTATTACTGTTAATAATGATGAGCCGCTTTTACTTACTTATGATGATTATATTGAAAGTGATGTTAATAGTTTATTAACTCCAACTAAGACACCAGTTGATCAAATTTTTGTATATGATAGAGAAACTGGCCAAAGAATTGGATATGAAAAATAGGGTAGTTATTATAATATTGGAACGCCATATAAAGATGTAATTATGCGTTATCGTTATAATTATACAAATGGTGCAACAGTGGCAAAAATTGGTCAAGAATACTTAGAAGGATTTTTAGAGTTAGAAGGGAAAACGCGAGTAAAGGACGATACGTCTGGACTTATTACAACAGGGATTATTAGAATCCCGCAACTAAAATTAATGTCTGGCTTATCTATGAGATTGGGTGCATAGGCTAATCCGGTTGTTGGAAATTTTCAGGCGGAAGGTGTGCCCGTTGATTTGAGAAGAAATAGTTACGTTATGGAAATTTATTTCTTGGATAATGATATAGATAGTGATATGTAAGATAGTCAGCATTAGTTTTAGCTAATGCTGATTTTATTTTATGAGGTGAGAAAATGGCGAATAATTAGACTTTTACTTTAAACATTAAGGCATTATTTGATGCTAGTGATGTAAGAGCGAAGGTAGGAGAAATACAGAATGCTTTTAAAAGTTTAAAATTACCAGATAATTTAAAGAACAGTTTATCTAGTAGTTTTAGTAATGTTGAAAAAGTATTAAATGATTTTGAATCACGTACTGCTAAAGGAGTAAAAACAAAGGCTGATGCAACCGGTTTAACCCGTTCAATGGATAAGGTTATCAGTGAGTTTACTAAACTAAGTGGTGTGGTTGATAAAGTCAAGGCTGAAATTGGTAATACATCAGATTTATCTAAAATTATTTAGATTGATGATGCCACTATTCAAAAGATTGGTAAGCTTAAAAAAGAAATTTCTGATTTACAAGAATAGATTAGTGAAATTAATGCTTCTAAAATTGCTGATTTAGAAAATATATTAAGTAAGATAAGTGGTAAAAAGGCTGGAGAATATGGTAAATCAGCTTTAAATCTTTTTAAATAGGGTGATATTGAGGGAGCAATTAAATTACTTGATGAAGTAATAGAGAGGTATAAAAAGCTTTAGGGCGGCGATAAAGAAGACGGGCGTTTTAGCGGAATTATTGCGGGTTTTGAATAGTTAAAGGAGGGCATGGATAAAGCGAAAACCAATGTTGCCCCTCTCATGGATGAAATTAATTAGAAATCTTAGCAAATTGGTTCAGAAATGTCTGGTGCTTTTGAAAAAACGAATAAAGCAGTTAATGATGGTGCTACCGCCCTTAACAATTATGGTTCACAAGCTTCAGATGCAAGAGAAGGAGTAGACGGGTTAGGTAAAGCACAAGCACAATTAAATACAGAGTTAGACTAGGTTAAGTCTCGTATAGTTTATTTTCTTGGTTTATCTAATGCAGTAAATTTATTTAAACGTTCAATTCGCAGTGCTTTTAATACTGTAAAAGAATTGGATGCTGCCATGACAGAAACTGCTGTTGTTACTGATAAGACTATTTCTGATATGTGGGCATAGCTTCCAGAGTATACGGCTCGAGCCAATAGCCTTGGTGTTACAACACTTGATGCCTATAAAGCAGCTACACTTTATTACCAATAGGGTTTAAATGATTAGCAAGCTGCAGAATTATCGGTTGAAACTTTAAGAATGGCTCGTATTGCAGGGTTAGAAGCTGCTGATGCCACTGACCGTATGACTAACGCATTACGTGGCTTTAATATGGAATTAAATGCTATGAATGCATAGCATATTGATGACGTATATTCTCAACTGGCTGCTATGTCTGCATCTAATGTTGATGAAATTTCAACAGCTATGACTAAAGTAGCTTCATTGGCACATAATGCTAATATGGACTTTGAAACAACTGCGGCGTTTTTAGCACAGATTATTGAGACGACTCGTGAGTCTGCAGAAACTGCTGGTACTGCGCTTAAAACTGTTGTTGCTCGTTTTTCTGAAGTTAAAAAATTAGTAAATGAGGACTAGTTAAAGGGCCAAGATGAAGAAGGCCAAGTAATAGACGTTAACAAAGTTTCATAGGCATTGCGGACTGCTGGTATTGATTTAAATAAATATTTTGTTGGTGAAGTTGGACTTGATGATATATTCATGGAGTTAGCTTCAAAATGGGATAGTTTAACTAGCGTTCAATAGAGATATATTGCTACTTAGGCCGCGGGTTCTCGTTAGCAATCTCGTTTTATCGCTATGATGCAGGATTACGCGCGTACCTAGGAATTAGTAAGTGCTGCGTATAATTCAAATGGTGCTAGTGCTAAATAGTTTGAAAAAACTTAGGATTCTTTACAAAGTAAATTAGCTCGTTTAAAAAATGCTTGGGATGCGTTTTTAATGGGGATTACTAATAATGGAATAATAAAAGGCGCCGTTGATGTATTAACTTGGTTATTGAATGTCCTTAATAAAATAGCTGATGCTTTTGGCCCAGCTGCGAGTGGGGCTATTAAATTTGGTATGGCGCTTGGGTCATTAGTTGCTTTAAGAAAAATTTTTGTGACTGGCGATGTATTAACTAAATTATTAGGTGGATTAGGTAATAGCCCAATAGGGAAACTTTTTGGACTTGGCGGTAATAAAGTAGGGTCATCTGGTGGTAAAACTAAAACTCCAATTGCAGAGCTCGGAAAAGCAGCGACCGCAGGAACTATAATAAATACAGAGCAAGGTATGCAAATAAAGGCTGCTGGTGAAGCTGGAGCGGTTCTTGTTAAAGCAGCATGGGAAGCTGGAGCTATTACTGTTGATGCAGCGGCTAAGGCTGCAACAACGAAAATCACTAGCGAAGAGACTGGTGCTGCGAAAAATATTGTAGGTGAAGAAGCTAGCGCTAAAATTAGAGAAACATCTGCTGCTAAAGCTGGGCAAATTGAAATAGAAAGCGAGCGGCAAGGTGCAATGTATAATACTCCCATTGAGGGGCAAGACAAAATAGGCCTTTTTGGGAAATTAGGTAATGCTTTTGTAAGTAAGACACGACTTGGTGGAGCAGTAGCAAAAACTGGCATATCAAAAGGTATGGCAGGCCTCCTTGGAAAATTTGGAGTTAGCGCAAAGGCCGCCGATGGTATGGCGGCGTTGGCTACTACTTTAGGGGCAATTGCTGCGGCTGGTTTAGCAATCTATGGTGTAGTTAAATTGGTAAAAACTCTTAATCCAACTTTAGAAGAGTAGATAAAAAAAGCTGAAGAGAATGCAAAATTAACATCCGAAGCAGCTACAAAAGCTAAAAACCAAAAAGTTGAAATGGAGCGTGTTCAAGAGGGATCTGGCACTTATGATGAAGCAGTTGATAAATCTATCACCAATGAATAGAGGACCAAGGCGATAAAAGATCGTAATGAATATATAACTTCTTTACTTGAACAAAATGCCGCATATGCAAAATATATACATACTACTTTTGAAAATGGTGAAATAGTATTAACTTTAGATTCTGATGCTTTAGCAGAGGCAGTTGATAAAATTGCAGATGCCGCGGTTAAGGCGGGGGCATACAACGCAGTTGCTTAGGCGCAATTAAGTAACCTTCGTTATTAGTATTCCGCAAAGCAAGCCTATGGTGATGATTGGGCGGGGCGAGTTTTATATTTATATGAATAGTCTAATTTAAAAACTAGGGGAGATTTTGAAACTGATTAGGAATATAGTTAGTATCTCCGGTATATAGAAAATGCAGAAAAATAGCAGTAGGCAACATAGACTTATTTATAGTAGGCTGCAGCGGCTTTTATGCCAGAAAACCTATCTGACAAATAGGCGGAACTTATTACTGGTTATTTATCAGAAAGTTTAAAAAATGTTAATATACCTTCATTAGCAGCTGAAATAGATCCAGAATTAGCTAAAACACTCATCTCAATGCCCTATTTCTGGGATAGAGAAAAATTAGAATAGGAATATTATAATTATTATTAGGCTGAACCAGAAAAGGATCTTACAGATAAATAGTTATAGCAACTTATTCTTGATGCTATGACTACAGAAACGGTATTTAATATTACTATTGAGAAAGCTGAACAATTATTATCTGGTGAGAATGCTCCCGTTTATGAAAAATTACTTTCTGCTTCGATTGGTAACGGGCTAGAAAACATAGATCTATCAAATATTAATCCAGAAGATATAAGTGAAGTTTTAGGAATAGATGGGGACGACCTTGATAATTATATTAATGAATTAGCTTCGGTGACGGGTGAAGAAGCGGAAGTAATTAGAAGAAGAATTGTTGATTAGATTAAATTAGCTAAACAAATTCAACGAGAAACAAAATAGAGAATTTTAACAAATGCATTTAAAACTGGAGCCAGTTTAACACCTGGTTAGGCTGAATGGATTACGAATTTAGAACCTGAACAAGCTAGATAGCTAGAAGCAATTACTTCTAAAGCCGGTAATTTACTTAATGGTGAATAGTATCAAGAATTATTGGAAAATTTACAAAATTTACAAAATAAAGATTTAGATTGGAGTAAAACTCAAGAATTATTAGATAGTATAAATTTAGATAAGCCTATAGATGCATTTTTACAGCTTTAGGAAGTTATTAAAACAGATCAAAATTAGCTTGGAAAATTAGCTTAGGGAATTTTAGATACAAATAAAATTGCGTTTAGCTCTGAAGCCTTGTTTTTAGATTTTATTAATTCTGATTCTTATGCCGAAATAACAAAATCTTTAGATAAATTTATAGAAAAGAATGGAGAAATTTCTTCTTCTAATATACTCGAGCTTGCTGAGTCAAACGATAAACTTAATCAACTATTATAGACTGGTGTAATAACTAGCAAGGCTCTTGCCGTTGCATTAACGGGCATAGAAAATGGAACCATTGCTGCCACTGATTTAACATCAAGTATTATTGCTGCTCTTAATGCCATGGATAATCTTGATGGTGTAGTAAAAAAGACTATAGATGATTTAAATAATTTTGACCCTGGGTATGATGAAAACGATGTAACAGATTTTATTAAAAAAGTTTTTGATTTTTCTAATGAGTAGCTTGAAAAAGGCGCTATTGGTAATAACCAGATGTAGCGCTATATGGAATATATTTTTGGCCCAATAGATCTTTCAAAGTACCCAGGCATGTCATATGAGGATGCCTATTCTTCCTGGTTATAGGGGAATCTTAATTGGCTTGAATCTAATTAGGATAATATGGAATCAGCTTGGATAGACCTTATTGCAAGGACTTCAAAAAATGGTCTTAGTGACGGAGTAAAAGTATGGGAAGAAGATGGCCGTATATTAATTGATACTGCTGGCCATACTACAGATGAGCTTATTCAGATACTATCTGAAGGTTCTAAGCTAACTGAATAGCAACTTCGTATGATGGTCACTGATTATAAAAATTATTCCGGAGATTTTAAAAATGTATTATAGTAGGCTGATACAGAAAAAGCAGTCTTAGAGTGGTATAAAAATCTTGGAGAAGCTCAACGTGGCGGAAGAATTGTTATAGATAAAGAGCTAGAAGCTTTGGTAAAATTGTTAGGGACTGACGAAAGTGAAATTTTAAAAATTTTAGAGCAAAATCACAAGAATATTATAAAATATGATTGGAATGACACATTAACTACAGGGAAAAACGTTGAGCAGATTTTAGGGGCCGCAAAATATAATTATCGAAGTGAGATACAGATTGATGGGGCAGTCCCCGCAGAGTCTACTAAGTTAGAGTTAATTGATTATGATAAATTAAAATCTAGTATGGATAAGGCCGGCCTTTCTTAGTATTTCGGAGAAACACTTGACGAAATGTTAAAAGAAGGGGAACAATTTGCCACAGATTTTGGTACAGTAACAATACAAACTGGAGAAACAGCTAGTGAAGCATATTAGCGGGCTTTAGAAGAATTTAACAGATAGGATTTAGCAGATAGAATTGGAGAAAAACTCAAAGACTTAAATATATAGTTTACTATTGATAGAAAAGTATATGGTTAGCTGGATGAATTATAGACAACACTTAAAGATATAGAAAGGACTTATGAGCTTGTTTTTGACGGCACTATAGACCCACAATTAAAGACTTTATTGGCTTTACTTGGTAATTTATCACCATCTACATTCATATCTGGAGGGCCAGATAAAAATACTGGGGCTACGCCTGTATCACAAATAAGCGCTTCTGGTGGGATAGTAGGCTCATATGCAAATGGTGTTTCGTCAAATAAATTAAAGCCTGGTATGGCTTTAACTGGCGAAGAAGCTCCAGAAATAGTATGGAACAAAGAAAAGGGCTATGCTTATATAACTGGTGCTCATGGCCCACAATTTTAGAATTTAAAATCTGGCGATTAGGTTTTTAATGGGCAAGAAACCAGAAGAATTTTAAATAACTCTGGCTAGAGAGAAAATTTATTTGGTTCTTATTATGCTGGGACTAAAATTGGCGGCGGGTTCGTTATTATAGATGACAGAACTGGAAAGGTGTACGATGCTACATAGGATAGGATTGCTCATGGTTATGGTAATAATAATAATAATAATAACAATACTGGTTCTGGAAATAATGGTAATAAATCTTCAAAAGACTGGAAAAATGAACTTGATTGGCTTTACGACCTTATGGAAGACATAGCCGAGGAAGAACATAAACAAACTCTTATCTAGTCCGAATATGAACTTGCCGAAAAAGATCTCGCCAAAACTGGCCGCGACCTCTATAATTTAACTAAGGCAGAACTTGATACTCTTCAAGCTCAACTTTCAGCGCAACAATTTGCTTTTGAGAAGCGCCTCTAGCAAATGAACGAGCTTCAACAAAAAGTTGTTGCAGAAGGATTTGAAGAATATTTAAGATGGAACTCAGAAGATAATTCTCTTGAAATTGATTGGGATAAAATTAATGAGATAACCGATAAAGATACCTATGATAAGCTTTCTGATTTGGTTTCTGATATGGAAAAGGTTCAAGACCAGATGGATGAAGCGCAGGAAGCCACTCTTGATATTAAAAAATAGATTCAAGAACTTCAAACCCGTTATCTTCAAGCATATCTTGACTTCCAAAACAGAGTTATGGAGGCTGTAGTCGCACAATACTAGCAAACTATAGATAGCCTTTCCGAGCTTAATGATACAATAAATGAAGCAAATGAATCAATTCTTGACTCAATTCAAAAAGAAATTGACCTTCAGCGTCAAATTCGTGACAATACAGATACAGAAAAAGAAATAGCTGATATGGAAGCGCGCCTGGCCATGTTACAACGGGATACTACCGGCGCAAATCGGCAAGAAATTCTTGAGCTACAAAAATAGTTAGATGAAGCGCGTAAAAACTATTCAGACACTTTAATTGACCAGGCCATTGATCGTTTGTCACAAAATAATGATGACGCTTAGGAGCAACGAGAAAAGCAGATTGAACTTTTAGAAGCACAGCTTGAATATTGGCAAGAAACTGGTGCATTATGGGAAGAAGTAGCAAAACTTATCGCGGATGGATTTACTTCATAGGGTTCTATAATTTAGGGTTCTGAATTATGGGAGTTCTTAAAAGATGCAGACTCTTGGAATGGGCTTTCACAGGCGCAAAAGGAAAATTGGGCTAACGAATTAATATTAGAGAGCGCGCAAGTTGGTGCATATCTTACTCAGTTAAATGATGGTGTAGATATAAGCACTGATAGAATTATAGACTCAATAATTGGTGAACATGGGCTTGCTGGTGAAATTACTGCTGAGACAAGAATAGTGCGTGCGCAACTCAATGAGCTAATTGCAAAATTAGGCGGCACTCCAATTGATTCTATCCCAGGAAATGGAGGATATGCCTCCGGCGGCTTAGCTACTAAAACTGGCCTAGCAATGCTTCACGGTACCGCGAATGAGCCAGAATATGTTCTTAATGCACGTCAAACCGGCGCCTTCTTACGGCTTGCAGATGTATTACCATCTATATTTGGTAGTGGCACTGGAGCTACAAATAATTATGGTACAAACGTTTATGTTGAACTTAATATGAGCGTGGGAGAAATTGGAAGCGATTATGATGTTGACCGCTTAGTGGCCCGCGTAAAAGATGATATTTATGATGCAAGTTCATACAGAAATGTAAATGCTGTAAGTTTCTTAAGATAAGGCTACTTTGAAATAGGAAATAGAGGGGACTTAATTGTCCCCTCTTAAAAGGAGGAAATATTAGTGAGTGTTTATAGTGGAGATTTTCTTGGCTTTTAGCTTGGAAATGTACATTCTTCATAGTTAAATATAACAAGAGTTAGTAATAATAATAGATATACAGAAAATTTAACACCAGATATCACAGACGGAACGGCAGTGGTGCCTGGCGGTGATGGGACATATTATTGGAGGACTACTTATCCTAAGAAGCCTTTTACAATTGATTTCGCTTTTGATGATTTAAGAGATGAAGATATACGTAGGCTGCGGCAGACTCTTAGTTTTAAAGGGGTGCAAAAGCTTATATTTGATGAAGCACCATATAAATATTATTTGGTTAAATGTAGCGCGCCGCCCTCATTAAAGTATATTGCATTTCAACATCATGAAGTAACTGTATATAAAGGTGAAGGTAGCATGAATTTGGTTGCTTATTATCCTTTTGGAATTTCAACCAATGTAGTGACCATTTAGAATAAAATGAATAGTAAACTTTTAAATCCAGGGGATTTGCCAACTACTTTAAAGATTTATTATTCTCTGTAGACGGCGGCCGGCCTATCAAAAATTCAATTATTAGAAGAGTAGGGTGCGAATGAAAATATAGGTGAATTGAATTTTTCTTCTATTACTCAATTAAATGAGAATGACCAATATATCTGTATTGATATGAAAAATCATTTAATTGAAGGGTTAAATGAGAATATGGAAAAGACTGGCACGTTATATAATAGATTTATTTCAAGTGGCGACTTTTTCTCTTTACCAGTTGGGATTTATTATATAGATTCTAATATTGAGTTTGAGAAAATAGAGTTCTCTTCATTATACTATTGATGGAGGGATATTATGGATAGATATGAAATAAGCCTCTGGGAAAATTTTCCAGATGACATAAATGGCGTATCAATTTTAAATGAACGAAAGCTGTGCGTGATTGGCTCTGATACAATGATGACGAGCGCGCGGGCAATCGAACCAAAGATGGTTACAAATGTAAATGGTACAAATACATTTACGTTTAAAATGTATCATGAATATATAGATGAATTAACTGGCCAGAAATATAGAAATCCTTTTCTCCCATTACTGGTAAACGAGAGAAAAGTAAAAGTGTTATGGAAAGATAAGTGGTATGACCTCATTATTAAAAGCATTGATGAAGATTCTGATAAGAGGACTATAACTTACACTTGCAATGATATATTCATTACAGAATTAAGTAAGAACGGTTATAATTTAGAGTTCACTGGCGAGCTTCAAAATAATATAGGCACCGCCGCGGAGCTAACTCAAAAAGTGCTTGAAGGAAGCGGCTGGCTATTTGATGAAGATGGCTCGGCGCGCATTATACAAAAAACAGAAGAACCAGTTTACGAAGTGTATACAGAAAACACAATTGAAGCTACACTACAATCACCAAATGGTGACACTACTGTTACGATACCACTTGGCGCAAATATACTAGTCTTTTATTCTTCCGTAATAGATATAACAAGTGAAGAATTAGTTGATAAAAATATTCAATTCTTATATTCTCAAACAGGGTATGAAACAGATGAGAATGAAATGCTTGTTATTAATGGTAATTGTTATACCGCGGCTTTTCAAGTATTAAAAAATAATGAGTATATAAACTTTTATCAAAATGGCTCTTTAAGATTTAGAATTAATATAGAGACTGGAGTGTCTTTACGTTACCGTGCGAATCGTTTAGTCAAATCTCAAGTCACGGCGTATGATGATTTATTAGAGCGGTATGTAAACGTATATTATGATACTGAAGATAACAATAAAGAAGTCTACGGATACTAGACTTCTGAATATACGGACCCAATGGCGATAGTTAACTATGTTGTGAATCCGTCTGGCTTTAAAAGCGTGGAAGGCTGGATAGGCAATGATTTAACTTTTGGGGTTTATCCAAAGATTTCAAACAATACAGATATTACAACTTACCACGGCGTTAGTTACTTAAAGGTAAATTCTGGTACTGTTTATAATAGGGCTTTTTCTTCTAATAAACAATATTTTGAGCCTACACAAAATGAAATCAAACAAGGAAATCTTGGTGGGTTGCATATTGGCGATAAATATATATTTAGAATAAAATTTAAAGCAGATGGGGATGACCCTTCCACTTTACCTTACTTATACAATGATGATATTAGCCCTTTAATTACAACTGTTGGATAGGACTTTATGCCTTCTGGTGAAAGCTATTTTTCAATAGACAGTCAGGAAGCGAATGAAAATTGGTATGAGTATACCTTGAGTTGTACCACCTCATGCCCAGCCGCGGGAATTCAAAATTTAGGTTTGTTTTTACAAGTGAATAATACTAGCTGGATTGAAGAAGTGGAGCTATTTAAATACGCTATTGGTATTAAGTCCTATAATGAAAACGAAGAACCACAGCGGATTAATCCAGGTGAAATTTCTTTATGGGGCGTAGAGCAAGTAAAATATCGGTATTATAATCCAGACCATAATGGAGTAACGGAGCCAACAAAGTTAACTTTTATATATGAATCAGATACAGAATCTGATAGATTTACTCCAAAATATAATAATTATGAAAAATTGGCAACAATTGAAGAAAGTAAATCTAATAGATTTAATATTTTATAGTCTATTGCAGAAGCATTTCAATGCTGG